AGAAGAAACAAATAAAGAAGGAAATTTATACCAAGATAGTCGAACAGTTTTCATCTAAGATAAAAAAGTCTTCTGAGATGGGTCATAAACAAGTATTTTTGACGATACCTCTATTTTTGATAGGGTACCCCGTTTTTGATAGATCGGCAGCGTGTCGGTATGTATCAAGACAGTTCGAGAATGGTGGGTATATTGTGGAGATGATCAGTGAATTTGACATTTACATTTCCTGGTCGAGACCCAAAAAGAGAAAGGAAAAGGTATACGAAGATGATGATGATGACGTAGATCTCCCAAATTTGATGAATCTCAAGAAGATTGCGAATAAGTACAGGGGGGGTGCGTAGGAAATAACTATTTTAAAAACCTAATTAATCATAAATGGACAACTTGAACGTACTCGTAGAGGCTAAAAAGGAATACCTCGGGCAGTTATGTCTCATCATGTGTCCACCTATGATTGAAGTTTTTGACGATATGTACAAGGAAGCCGTAAAGATTTCGAAGGGGCGGAAGGTTCTCATTATGTTCCAAAACTTGTTAAAGGAAGTTCCCAACTGGTCTAACGCGATGTCCAAGCGACACTCGGATAACATCGCGGATAGATGCGCCTGGTTTAACGATCTCCTCGCCGCGGTTTTCGTCGCGTGCACCAAGATTCTTTCGGCTGTCCGTCTCAAGGCTGACAACAAGAAGATTTCCCTCAAACTCCCAACGAATGAAGTGTTTATTCAAACGTGCTACAACAACATTGCCAAGGATATGTACAAGGATCCCTATATTTTCCACGATGAACAGAGTGAGTACGCCAGGGACGAAAACCTGACCAGACGCTTCTGTCTCGCCATTGAAACCACTGTCAAGGAATTGATCCCTGTGCAACAGATTCTCCAAACCTACATGTCCCAAGAGTCTCGGGATATTGACCTAGATGGTGATATTGAGGACACGATCGATCCCGATGTGATTGATGACACCCTAGATGAGATGGAGGAGCCGATGGAGGAGCCGGTGGAGACTGGGGAAGTACAGGAGGGTGAGGGTGAGCCTATGCCTATGGAGGGTGAACAAAGTGAACCCATTGAACAGTTCGGACTCAATAATGAATTTAAGACTGTCCACGGGGTTCAGGCACCAATTGAGCCTGAGTCTGAGCCTGAACCACAACCTCAGGGGGAGCCAGTGGAGGACGATGTTTTATTTGGTGACGCACCAGAGCAGCGTACAAAAAAACTTGCCTATAATTAAATGGAGTCCTTGTCAGAACATTTCCGCGACCCGCTCAGTGCAGCCCTAATCGCGGGTGTCATAACCGCTGGTTATATTCATCTCAAAGCTCATCTCAATAATGAGGGTAAATTAGAATTAAATAAATACACAAAACCAGCCGTGCTCAATGCGATACTGGTATTTTTCATAGTTTCAAATGGTTTAGGTAAAAAGGAGACCATATCTAGTGATCCTTTCTAAACTTAAAGATTACACGTTTATATTAAGAAAATGGCATCCGTTACTGCGTTCAACGATATGATGGGTCAATTTCTTGTGGAATTGCACAAGACTTTTCCAGAGGAAAAAGGCATTAAGAAGATGTTGACATCGTTCGACCTCTTGAAGACTACAAACCCCCGCCTCGTTGTAGATGGGTTTATGAGTGGTATGACTCCTTACGCAGAGCAGTTATCTTCAAGGGATGAAAAGTTTTTCATGGAGGAGACTAAAAACGTTGATTTTTTGAAGGACCTGGATTTCGCCACGTTGTGGGGTATCATGTCAGTAAACACCAAGGAAGCCACTTGGCAGTACCTCCAAACCCTGTATATGCTCGGTACCACGATTCTCTCCATCCCCGCGGAGACTCTCACGATGATTGAAAGTCTCGCGAAGGATTGTGCCGATAAGCTTGAGAATGGTGATCAGGAAATTGACCAGGATGCACTCATGAAAATGATCGGCGGTATGATGGGCGGTCTCCCCAAAAATTAAACCTTAATATATATTAAATGAGAGCTTGGTTCGACGACCCTCGGCAACTCATCAGGCGTGATCAAATTTCAGAATTTTGGCCAACAAGTGATCAATCACCAGAGGATAGGATTAACGCGGCTTCGCGTTTTGTTCTTTATGCCAGTAGTATTGTATTTTTAATTCGACGTGACCCAAGGGTATATGTCCTCGGGTTAACCGTTCTCGCTGTCATCTTCGTTCTATACAAGATGAAGATGGTAAAGGTGAATTTAAACCGGGTTTCTAAATACGAAATGAATTCGTGTCAAGCACCCACCAAAAACAACCCCATGGGTAATGTCCTCATGACCGACTATGCCGATTCCCCCAATCGTTTGGAGGCGTGTTATTATTCCCACCCCAATGAGCATGTGACTTCCGGTGTTCCATTCGATTCCGGGCGTTCCCGCTCCCCCCTCCCAAAATTCCAGAGAAACGCGATTGAGAGACAATTTGTCACAAATCCAGTAACTCAAATACCAGGCGATCAGACGCAGTTCGCAGAGTGGTTATACGGCCCAAAGAATGGCCCAATGTGTAAGAGTGATTCCAAATACTGTAACCCCGATGCCAGGGGTGTTCAGCTAGAAGCATTTTCCGGTCTAGGTGGTGACGGAGATATTAGAGGGCAGCGAGGTGGTGGTAGAGTGCGAAGCGGTGGCGGAACATATAGTTAGATTAATATTCTTGTGTAATAATAAATGGCGTATCAACTCCAACCTGGCCTTTCAATTGTTCAAAACCCCGGTGCCAATCCCAGTGTATTGGCGACGGATGAAGTATTTGTTTACCCTCAGCCCAGTCAATTAAATTACGGGTCTCGCCCAAACACCATGCTTTACGGAACTGCCCCATACAAGGCGGGTAAGGGTTCCCCAGCGCAATATATCGAGACTTCCGACCAACTTAGACCCCAAGCGACTACCCGTTTCAACAAGGTTGTCGTCCCCACCTACGAGCGCAACCTATTCCCCCTCACCAACATGGAATGCAAAGTCCCCCTCCGCACACAAAGTTACGAACCCGCGAGCACCCGCGCCGAGCTTCAGAATGGGTTGTTTCAACAAAGATATGTTAATAAAAATGTTAACAAGAAGTAAGAATGGCTGACCCAGTTTCACTGATGGCCATAGCCGGACTCGTATTCGCTGGTCGAACTCTCAGTAAGAAACCCGAAAAATATACCATGATCGGACCCTCTTCGAATGCAGCCGAGGAGGATCTCCCTGCTCAAGTCATAGAGTTCAAGGAAAATGATTTTGTCTCGAGGGTGGAGGCCCCTCAGAAGAAGGAGGTTGACAGTTTTGCCGACATCTCCAGGCAACAACGTAGTGGTGGCCAAGAAGTTTTGGATTTACGTAATCGTATGTATGATCAAGGTCGCATGAACAATCTTTCCCCCGTGGAGAAGCAACTTGTGGGTCCCGGTCTCGGTGTCGGCGCACACGTCCCCGCTGTCGGTGGATTTCAACAAACCTTCCGTGTGAACCCAGTCAATGTGGGTGAGTACCGTCTCACTACACTCCCAGGACGCGCGGGTCATGCCGGGGACACCACTGGTGGACGCGCTGCCGTTGTCGGTGAATTAACTCACAACAAGCCCGATACTACTGCCTACCTCCCCTCTCGTTTACCTACTGTACCTGGTCGCGCGCAGGGTATGTCGGGTCTCGTCCCTCGTAACGAACACGAGCGAACCAAGCGAACCACCAACCGCTCAGAGACTGGTGTGCGATCGGATGGGTTGGGTTTCAATGGTGCCAGGCGTTTCATTTCTGCCCAAACCATTGCCCAAAACCCCACCCGATTCAAGACTGATCGCAATGATGAGCACTACATGTACCAAAACCAACCCGCCCCCGGTATTGCCAGCTTTGTCGGTGGGTACACTAACACGGTGGCTTCGCAGGTCGGTGCTAAAAACAACGATGAATTGATGAAGTATGGTTTCCGACCCGAGGATCGTCGTGGCCAAGCGAACCGTATGGGTAACCCCGGTCGTATGAATGTGCGCGAGAGTGCGGGTAAGCAGGGTGGTAAGCTTACCGCTGTGCGTTCGGACACCACCCGTGTAGATGGGCGCGTGAGTGGCGCGAATGGTGGGTGGACTCAAAATTACAAAAACAATGAGTATCACCAATTCAATGCCTACAAGGGTAATGAAAACCCCAATTCCAGGCGCCTCGATATTGCCAAGACACAGCTCCAGAACAACCCCTTGTCACACCATTTATCTTAATGGATTCACCCCTCAAATAGACAAAAACACTCATTAAAATTATGTACAGTAATTTTAATGAAGGTGCACACCCTTAACATAGATAGTAGCCAGCGTAAACTCCTCAATGATTCTAACGTGTATCAAAATATAAATAACTACGTCATTCGTCTAGAAAACCCCATTTATGACGTCTCCCAAATCAAACTTGTTTCCGCACGTATTCCCACCCCCCAATTGATAACATGTGCATCGAATAAGACCTTCAGTGTAGATGGAATTGTCTTCTCTATGGATGAAACCAATTATCCAACTGGGACACAACTGGCTTCAGATCTCGAGACCAAATTAACACCCCCAGATTCTAATATAAACCAAGTTGTCTATGATACCGATACAAATCGACTGACGTTCGCGAATACACACGCCACAGACAATCAATTTACACTCGAGTTTAATACAGGAACAAATGGTCATTCGAGTACGAGTTCTATTTTAACAACTCCACACCAGGTTATAGGATTTGATTCAAATAATTACACATCGGTAGCTGATACCCTCGTCTCGGGTGCCATCAATTTACAAGGGCCAAATTCACTTATTTTAAAAGTAACTGCGGGTTCGGATGAATTCAACCAAACCGTCTACACATCTACACCACACTACACTGGTCATATATTAATGGATGGTACAGACTTTATCAATTTTAACGGTAATGATGATCATGTTATACACAGCTTCCATTCAGGAACCCACAAGTTTGTTAAAGACATTCAAATTGAGTTTTTCTATATGAGTCACGGGCGTCTCATTCCATACGATTTTATGAAACAAGAACATATTTTGAAATTTGAAATAACATGTTCTACAGACAAACTTGAAAATATGACAAAGGTTGTACTTGATGAGGTGTTACCAAAGAAGGAGGAAGAAGCAATTATAAGTATTCCCAAACAATTGAGGAATCCTTATAATCAAGAAGTTTTTGTATATATTGGAATTATTATCTTCCTGGGGGTACTACTCATTTCCTTTATGAAGAAGCGAGCGTAGGAATTAGCGGGAGACCGCGTAGACTGGCTGAGCAGGCTTGGACACGCGAGTGGAGACACCCGAGATAATCATGTACACCACGATGGACAACAGGGTGGTGAGGACAGCGGTGAGCGCGTACTGAGCACCACCGTTCTTGGGCACCTTGACGATCTGGCTGATGGTCCACCTGACCACATCCATCCACGACATGGCGGCGGCGAAAGAGAAACCGGCAACAATCGCGTTGAGCGATTGGGTCTCCAGTTCCTGGGTAACAAGATTGACAGTCTTAAGAGCAGCCTTCATTGTGAGTTTTATACTATAGTATAGGAAAATATTTCACTCTGGAAGTAGCTGTTCTTGATTAATTTTTTTGTATCTTTTTTTCCTGAGTATATTTGATTTGGCGAATAGTTGTTCGTCATCTGATGAATACGTACTTGATGTATTATCAGAATCTTGTTCATTATCGAGTGTAGTTAATTTTGTGGAAGATTCTGAAAAACTCCATCCATCAGGCTCCCATAGTGTCATCCCTATTAATAGCATTTTTTAAGATTTGCTCGGCTGGATTGCGCGGAGTCCAAGCATCCCAAGAGTCGTACGCCTGGTTGACCTGAATAAAGTTGGGGTCGTTACCACTGTACCGTGCAAATGGGGGTAGTTCATTCTCTGGTACTGTGACAATGTCTTCTTCATCAGAGTCTTCCTCGTCGTACACATCGGGGAATAGACTACCAGTCGCCTGACCAACTTTATGCATCGCACAATATCTAGAAGCATATTCCACATCTTCTGAAAGAATTACATCTCTTCCACAAGCTTTCGAGTATTCAGCTGCGATGACTACACTTTGTTCAAGAACTGGCATAACAATACCAACCATCGCATTCATATAGTCCTCCGCCTGCTTGTTCGCCTCCGCAAGGTCGTTATCATAACCAGTTTTCATTATATCTAATATTTATAATTAAAAAGGGTTTCGGTTTTTCCCCCACACACTCTTAAAATGTTGTAACTTGTGGCGTACACACGAATTTGACGTGCAAAATCAACACAAGATGTTAGACTTAGGCCCAAAATAGCCTCTTTTATCAAATTGAAGTTAACTTGCCCCGTTGGATACCACTCCTCTGGCTGTAATGCGAAGCTGTACGAATAGAATCTCCTGATGAGTTGGGTTTTAGAATGATGGATAGCCCCTTGTATAGCCTTCAAGAATAGAACACTACCCGTATCTTTGGTAATAATATCCTCACCATCTAACTGTAGAGTGAGATGGTCCAGGTTTTCGTATAAAATAAGCTTACCATTCTCCACATTGGAGGTGTTGTCGTAATCAAATGGGGTCACAAAGTTACCCTGGAGGGTTTTGTCTGCTGCATTGACATTAAATCCATGGCGCTGGATAACAAAATGCATTTCCTTGACTGGGTTTTGGAAATCTAGTTTAAAAGTCCCTTTGTTTATACCCACACCCACCTCAAATGCATTCTGTTGAACTTGTGTAATCAAATAATCCCTTGAAGTATTTTGAGTCTCCAATCTCTCCACTACATCTAAGAAGACAACCTCTGTGCAGAGTGAAAACTCTTTAATCTTGGGTTTTAGGGTCGCGAGTACATCCCGTAAGTTTGTACCACCTGTGGTTTTGTAATTCCCTGTAATGTGGACGACCAGATCTTCAACACTCCTCAACTTGAATTCAACCTCAACTTCTTGATTTTTCATGGCACAGAGGGGGATGGCGAGTTCTGGGTTCTTGTAGAAATAGAATGGTAAATCAATCAGAAATTCTTCATCTGTACCCAGTCCCAATGTATTGTGAATAAGGATCCCACTGTTACCATCAACCTCTGAAACCCTCTTAAAAGTGGTTCTCAATGGGTATTTACCGACCAATTGCTCTAGGGCTTTTTGTTTCGTTTGGGTCACGAACTGCTCTGAATATATTTGAAGGTAGTCACCAGTGAGTCGTTCTACCACTTTACCACCAATCAGGAGATCTACGTGTTCAATGAGTGCATGTCCAACTGATTCTATGTACACTATATTTTGGTCGAGTGGGGGGAGTGTACACTTGAGGGTTACTGTCTGTAGCAGATCACCTTCGTTCCGTGGGATGTTGAATCTAACCTTCCTCCCAAAATCGGCTTCACTCTCGGGGTCTATGTCGACATACTGTCTCGAAAAATTGGAATGCTTTTTAAATTTTTCTAGAAAGTACGTGTAGTCTGGGTTTATGGTGAAGTACTTTTCTTGTGGTCCGGTCGCCTCCAATTGAAGTCTACCAGCCATTCCTAGTATATCAATCTAAAATATTAATCCCGCTAAACCACTTTGGATTCTCAACACGTTGTAGTTTATTGCATACACACGGGTGTTATTTGAATCTACGCTGTTGATTGGATTGATTTTCATTCGTAATGACTTGTGAGCTATACGACTCATATTCACTTGTCCAGTTGGATAATGTACATCAGGTTTCAGTGAGAATGAGTACATCGCAAACCTTGCTGGTCCAAACGTGAATGCAGAGTTATTAAATGGAAACCCAATGTTAAATTCTTTTGCCAATGGGGAATTGATGTGATGTTTCAATGATTGCTCATACACGAGGAACTTCTCATTTCTATTAAAAACAACTTCATTATTGAATCGTAGTTCAACATTTGTAATGGTATTGTATTCATTTGGGTAATTATTTTGAACAGACTCTTCAGATTGAGAGACAAATAACAACTCCTTCACGGGGTGGGAAAATTTAAGTAACACTTCCTTTTCGTTTTCTCCTGGTTTCATCTTAAATTTAGATAACTGCACCTGTGTAATAACATAATCGATGGGGTTGGACTTCAAGAAGTTACTCTCATCCGAATCGACATACACAAACTCTGTATCCAGGGAAAACTTATTGATAGTACCGGTTATATCTTGTTCGTACGAAGGACCGTACAACCCTTTACCACCATAGATGAGCTCAGCCAATGGTCGTGTTTTAATTTTAACTTCCACGAGTTGTTTGGTGAGGGCACACGTTGGAATGGCGAGGGTAGGGTTCCTATGGAAATAGAAGGGTAAATCTACAAAGTATGTATACTGTCCCTGGTAACTTAGGATGTTCCCGTGACCATTAAGGAAATAGAGGGTTTGCTCAGTGTCATCATTGGTGTTGTTAAGCTGCTGCTGTAAGTATATATACTCTCCTGTAATCCGTTCAATGACCTGCCCCCCTATAATCAGTTCAGCATACTCGATGAGATGGCTTATAATAGACGGTGACCACACGGTATCGTTACGACCAGCTGTATCGGGTGCAGGGTCAGTTAACGTGACTTTGAGGGTCATGTTTCGAATGAGGTCCCCTTTATCATTTGGAATGCGACAGTCGAGAACCTCCCCAAAGTCAATTTTCCCATCGAATTGGCTCTCTATGTAATCGACGGCAAACTTCGTGTGTCTTTTGTAATTCATCAGGAAATACGAAAACTGTGGTTCACCTGTGAGCCATTGGTCTTGGACTCCAGTGGCAGCAAGTCTTAAGCGACCTGCCATTCCTATTCTATATGAGTAAAATTTTGTCAAATAAAACGAGACGGTATATTAGAATGAATCTCCAGCTGAGAAAGTTCAAACCTGAGACAATCACGGATGATAGGGTTTGTGTGTTTATAGGTAAGCGTAACACTGGTAAGTCCACGCTGGTTAAAGACATCATGTTCCATAAGAGACATTTACCAGCTGGTATAGTACTGTCAGGGACGGAGGAGGGTAATCACTTTTATTCAAATTTCATCCCGGACCTGTGTATATATGGAGATTACGACAGGGAAGCGATGGAACGTGTAATGGATCGTCAGAAGAAGTTGGTGGGTCAGGGAAAGCAAAATTGTGGGGCTTTTATGCTTCTTGATGACTGTATGTACGATTCAAAGTTTCTGAAAGACCGTGTTATACGACAATGTTTTATGAATGGACGTCATTGGAAGATTTTCTTCATGCTCACGATGCAATACGTGATGGATCTACCACCCGCTTTACGTGCCAACGTAGACTATGTCTTTATTCTTAGGGAAAACATTATTCAGAACAGAGAGAAATTGTACAAGTCATTCTTTGGTATATTTCCTTCATTTGATATGTTTTGTAAAACGATGGACGCATGCACAGAAAATTATGAGTGTTTGGTTCTCGATAATACAGTCAAATCCAATAAAATTCAAGATTGTGTGTTTTGGTACAAGGCGAGTCTCAGGAAAAACTTTAGAGTTGGTAGTCCCCAACTGTGGGGGATGCACAAAAAGATGTACAACCCTAAACACGCAGATCAAAAGGAACAGGACGCGAAGAAAGCTAATAAGAAAACATCCCTCACGATAACGAAGCGTAAATAATGCGTTTGAACTTTTTATCAAAAACATACTCTTATATTAAATGTCTTCGCATCAAGTGAACACCTTGAATCTTTCTGACGACGGGGATGGGATGGTAAATCTCAGGGACAATCCCGCGACATCATTTAAGTTAAACACACCCGAAAAAAATGTGAGCGGACATAAAGAGACTATGGATTCTACTCCTATCAACGATATTATGATGGAACCCCCAATGATGAATGAGGATCCCAAAATGCAGGGTGTTCAGATGGCCGCCGCCCAACCCCAGGGTATGTATGCCGCCCCCGCTCAGACCCAAGAGAAACCCGCCAACAAGTACCCCCTAAACCTCACCGATGATCACGTCATCGCTCTCCTCGCGGGACTTTGTGCCGCTGTGTCTGTCAGTAAGCCCATCCAAGATAAGCTCGCGACCTCTATCCCCAAGTTCCTTAACGAACAAGGGGGTAGAAGTGTTGTCGGTTTGGCTTCTACAGGTGTAGTCGCGACGATTGTTTTCTATCTCGTAAAAGATTACGTTGTTAGACCCTAAACGGCACCAGTTTGCCAACCCATATTACTGTAAATCGAATTGTCTACACCAGTGTAGTACGTAATTAACGCACCAGCGGCGAAAGTCAACATTAATAAGGTACTTAATTGAAGTTTCTTATTATTGTCAGCCTTGGGGTCTTCGAGGGCCTCCTTAGTGGGCTTCCACACCTTGTTCAATAAAAATGTGAGAACGAGGGCGATCACAGTGGAGGTAAGGAAGAAACCCCTATCCATGTGAAGTTGGGGGACTAACTTGGAACTCATCACGAGACGGATAACATTGGGAATCACGAGGGTCATGAAAATCAGATTCACGTGATAATTTGAGGTATACGCAGGTACTCGGGTGATAGCAAATACTATAAACCAGTAAAAAATTGCAGTCAACAGTACATTAATTGGTGTTTTCATTTAGTATAATGGGAGATTATTTATCCTGAACATGTTGACCACAAAATTCCGTCTTATCCGTTATCTTTTCGTATAATCCTATATTTATACATATGTCCCGGAGCTCGGCATAGTTCGACCAGAACTGTTCCGAGTGAGAATACTCTTGCACAGTGGAATGAGCTAATTCGTGGATTAGAACGTGGAAGATTTCATTTACACCACCATTGAGACATATGGTAATTTCAGCCCCCTTGTTGACATTATATCCCACACTCTCTTGCATAGTCTTCCTTCCTGTGAGGACTATAGGCTTAACTAACATTGAGAATTTCTCATTGTTCGTCTCCCTGAGATGCTCCCTGAGAATACGATATTTCTCCTTCACTTCTGTGAATTCACGTGGCTCTATCGTCGTGTAAAGTATAAAGATGTTGATCACAAGTAAAATAAAAATTGCTATCATCTATTATAAACAAAGATAAATTTACTATACAATTCTGAGATTGGATTACCCTCGAGTCCCTCCCAAGATTGTAACTTAAACCCAAGTTCTTCTAAATGTGTCACCAAGAGATCCTTGTACGCCACTGGTTCTGACTTTGGACCCTCTGCATAATAGGGTGTATCGACTAGATTCACAAACAACTTTTCCCCAAATCCCCCAT